TTGGTGATCCAAAGGCAGAGATCAAGCGTGACGATCCCGAACGTCTTAAAAACTTTAGAGCACGTCATCAGTACGACACCGATATAGGTCCAAAGTGGAAGGCGCGCTACTGGAGCTGCAAGTTTTGGGAAAAGGGAAAGACTGTTACTGATTTATTATCGAAATAAAACACGATATAAATTATAATATGCAGTTGGTAAATGAGTTAAATGATAAAAATTTTTTAGTCTATGCGGCTAAGCATTATAACAATCCGCGTTGTCTAGACATAAAAGAATTTCATACTGATCTTTCTCATTTAAAATATATTAAAAAATTATTTAAGCGCTACCAGGACAAAGGTATACTTCAAGAACGGTTAATCTTAAACCATCTTATTATACTGCATAATATGTTTTATCCTGAAGCAGCAACCCGTATGTGTTTTAACCGGGTAAATGAACACAGCTGGCCGGCTCTTAAAACATTTTTACTCTATCTCAACTATATTCCAGAGGGAGAATATATAAATATACCTATTGATCTATACGTAGCTCGAACACTTCAAAAAATTTAAAACTATGGGACTCCTAACACGCACAACTGATACTGTATATGCATTTCGTTTTTTACGGCTACTTACGACTCCATGGACTAAAACTGGAGCCTATAAAATGGGTCTTATAGACGATAATGGAAAAGTAATAAGAAAGCCTGAAACTAGCGAAGAAAAAAGCAAGTATAATATTTTTCATAAGCTTGTCTTTAATGTTAAGAGAATGTTAAATGCATTGCCATTTGGCAAAACTACAATAGCTTCTTATCTTGCTGCGCTCTATCTCATCAAAGAAAAAACTGGAGTTTCTGATCGTGCTCTTGCTAAAATACTTAGAGAAGCAACTGGACTTGATCCTCGTGCCATTCAATTAGAAGAATCTTTTTGGTACGTTACCGAAGATAACACTCTTCGTCCAGGCACATACACTCTAACACGTGACTTGCCACTACATCTAACTGGCGATATGTTAGCACTTAAGAAAACATCTGTTGTTGTGACAGAAAATTCAACTCCAATTGGAACTATTTTTGGCATAAATGTGTATGGTGCTACGCATTGTAAAACACGTCAAAAGGTATTAATAACTCAACACGATATTAAGCAATGAAAAATGAAGAAGTAATTACGGGAGACATCGCGATGCCACCATCTGACTATCCAAAAAGTGGCGCAACTTGGAGACTGTTTAACGTGCCGAGCGACGTCTTTAGACGCTTTGAAACCGGGCGAAATAAATTTGAGCGCTGGAGTAAATATCTAGACCTAGCTGACGAAGAGCAGTCTATGCTGTATAATTATGCAAAGAAAAATCGCGGACACACTGTTGTATTGCGAGATTCGACAAGTGGTGCCCTACGTAGTATACGTAAGCGCGCCATGAATGAATCACACGACTTGTAAAATATTATTTACAAGTCGCATTTTTCTGTTTATAATACATATCTGCTGCATAGCATAACATTTTCCAATATGAGCACAACACAACACAGTATCTTTGAAGAACAAATTAGTCGTAAACCAAACCACTACCCATGGACAGAACAATTTATTGAGGCCATGCACAACGGCTTTTGGACCGACAAAGAGTTTAGCTTCAAGTCAGACGTGCAGCAATTCAAGGTTGACCTAAACGACCAAGAGCGCGAGATTATAGTGCGTACACTGTCTGCAGTCGGCCAGATTGAAGTTGCAGTAAAAACATTTTGGGCTAAACTTGGTGAAAATCTGCCTCATCCTGCTCTTCAAGATCTTGGCTATGTGATGGCTAACATTGAAGTTATTCACAACAGTGCCTACGAGCGTCTACTCAGCGTACTTGAGCTTGAAGACGTCTTTGAAGAAAATCTTAAGCTTGAATGGATTCAAGGGCGGGTTAAATATCTTCGTAAGTATACTCACAAGTTTTACAAAGATTCAAAGAAGCAGTATCTCTACGCATTGATTCTTTTCACCCTGTTTGTTGAAAATGTTTCGTTGTTTTCACAGTTTTACATCATCAACTGGTTTGCTCGTTTTAAGAACGTTCTTAAAGACACAGACCAACAAGTCAAGTATACTCGCAACGAAGAAAACATTCATGGACTTGTTGGTACAAAGATTATCAACACTATTCGTGAAGAGCATCCTGAACTTTTTGATGATGAGCTTGAAGCACGCATCGCTCACGAAGCAGAAGAGGCATACAAAGCTGAAGCAAAGATTGTTGACTGGATGATCAACGGTATAAACGAGCCTGGCTTGTCTGCTCCTGTTTTAAAAGAGTTTATCAAGAATCGTATTAACGAGTCTCTTGTTCAGATCGCGTTTAAACCAGTATTTGAAATTGACAAAGAGCTGTTAGAGTCCACGATGTGGTTTGAAGAAGAGTTGCTTGGCAATAACATGGCAGACTTTTTTCATACACGTCCTACAGAATACTCCAAGAAAAACCAAAGTTTTAGCGAAGACGACCTATTTTGATGTGATATATAGATTTAGATTATGAGTGATAAAATATATTGGTTAAATAAAGACAGTAGAAAATTTTTAGAGAGAGGGTATCTGTTAGAAGGAGAGACTCCTGAACAGCGAATGCAAGACATTGCTGACAGAGCACAGGAGTTATTAGATGACATGCCTGGTTTTGCAGACAAGTTTTTTGACTATATGTCAAGAGGATTCTATTCTCTTGCTTCTCCAATCTGGTCAAACTTTGGTCGTTCACGCGGCTTGCCAATCTCGTGCTTTGGCAGCTATATACCAGACGACATGAATGGAATACTCACAAAGATTGGTGAGATTGGTACAATGTCAAAGGTCGGAGGCGGCACATCAGCTTACTTCGGCGACGTACGCGGTCGTGGAGCGCCAATCTCTTCTGGCGGTGCGGCTACTGGAGTGCATCATCAGCTTACAGTATTTGATTCGCTTATAAACTATGTGTCACAGGGCAACGTTCGTCGTGGCTCTTTTGCTGCTTATCTGCCTATCGATCATCCTGATATTGAAGAGTTTCTTAAAATTCGTTCTGAAGGCAACGCGATTCAAGACCTGTCAATCGGCGTATGCGTGTCAGACGAATGGATGAAGAGCATGATTGCTGGTGACAAAGACAAGCGTAAGGTTTGGAGCACTGTTATCAAGAAGCGGTTTGAGTCTGGCTACCCTTATATCTTTTTCTCTGACAACGTCAACAACGGCGCCCCTCAGATGTACAAAGACAAGGGACTCAAGATTCATGCAAGCAACCTTTGCACTGAAATCTTTTTGTCCACATCTGAAGATGAAAGTTTTGTATGTGACCTGTCTTCTCTTAACCTTGAAAAGTGGGATGAGATTGCTGAGACTGATGCAGTAGAGACGCTTGTCTATTTTCTCGATGCAGTAATGTCTGAGTTTATCTTAAAGACTGGATTGCCTGGCAACGAGTTTATGAAGGCGCCTCGTAAGTTTGCTATCAATCAACGTGCACTCGGAGTCGGCGTGCTTGGTTGGCACTCGCTTCTGCAATCAAAGATGGTGCCGTTTGAATCGATGGAAGCAAAGATGATGAACAATCAGATTTGGAGCACTATTCGTGCCAAGGCTGATGCAGCTACCTCAGAGCTTGCTAAGATTTTTGGAGAACCGTCTATGCTTGAAGGCTATGGTCGTCGCAACTCTACAACACTCGCTATCGCTCCTACTACAAGCAGCTCCTTTATTCTAGGACAGGTATCGCCGAGTATCGAGCCGCTAAACAGCAACTATTTTGTCAAAGATCTTGCAAAAGGCAAGTTTACCTATCGCAACCCGTATCTCGAAAAGCTACTCAAAGAAAAAGGTAAAAACGATCAAGACACGTGGAAAAACGTGCTGTCTCATGGCGGCTCTGTGCAACATCTTGACTTTCTATCACAGGAAGAAAAGGATGTGTTTAAAACGTTTGGTGAAATTTCTCAAAAGGAAATTGTCATTCAAGCGGCTCAGCGCCAAAAGTATATTGATCAAGGTCAGTCACTCAACTTGATGATTGCGCCTACAGCAAAGCCAAAAGAAGTCAATGAACTGCTTATGTTTGCGTGGGAGCAAGGCATAAAGTCACTCTATTATCAACGCAGTGCAAATCCCGCACAGGAGCTTGCACGCTCAATCTTAACCTGCAGCACGTGTGAGGGGTAAAGAGTATACAAAACTGTCTCCGTTCTGGTATGCTGTTGGTATGTTTATAGTCATACCATTCGCAGCAATACTAATGTCAGTTGCTGCAATCCTTTTGCTGATATTTTGGCCAATTATACCACTGTTTAGTTATTTTGAAAGAAAACAAGACAAAAATTTTAACGAATAAATAACATTATTCATGATAGAAAACAATCGATGCCCCAAATGTAAATACGTCTATGAAGTCTCTTGGGACGATGAAGATGACAAGTATTATTGCGATGACGAAGAAGATTTTGAAGATCTAGAGCGTGAAGAACTCTATCCAGAATATTGTCCGTTTTGTGGAACATATCGCATCTATGGCACAGAAGACGACTCTCGTGACGACGAGCTTTGATATATAGATTATGACATGGCTGTACAATGAAGTTCCATTTACTCGTGAACTTGCTCAAGAAAAGATTGACGAAGGATATATCGGGTTTGTGTATGAAATTACTGACAGTTTAAACGGCAAAAAATATATTGGCAAAAAGTTGCTGTCTAGCACACGAAAGCTAGCTCCGCTAAAAGGCAAAACCCGCAAAAGAAAAAAGTGCGTGCAGAGTGACTGGGAAAAATACTATGGCAGCAGCGAAACGGTAAAGGCTCTGGTAGAGTCACGACAGTCAGACTTTATTCGTCGAATAATATATCTCTGCAAATCTAAAGGCGAACTATCCTATATGGAGGCGAAAGAACAGTTTGACCGCGAAGTGCTGTTGACTGATGACTTTTACAACGAATTTATTGGCGTAAAGATACACAGCGCCCACGTAAAAAGTTTATGGAAAAAGTAGTGTACATTTGAGTCACTACAGTATATAATTATATCATGATACTAATTGACTATTCTGGAATCGCAATCTCTGCCATATTTTCCCAATCTCGTCCTGGGAAAATTACAGAAGACTTTATGCGGCATATCATCTTAAACTCATTGAGAATGTATAATCTCAAATATCGAGACAAGTATGGTCGTATGATTCTTGCCTGCGATGGTGGCAGCTGGCGTAAAGACTATTATCCACAATACAAGGCTGGTCGTAAGAAAAGTCGAGAGTCTTCTGACCTCGACTGGAAAGAAATTTTCTCTATTATAAACAAAATACGCGACGAAATCGCAGAGCATCTGCCATATCCAGTCGTGACTGTACAAGGCGCTGAAGCAGATGACGTCATAGGCACACTAGTCGAGT